TCGTCCAGCATCTAGCAAAGACATTCCACTAATATTTGGAGATAATGCTCCGCGCTTTACCCAAACTGAATATGTCCAAGTTTTGCGATTACCCGCAACACTAGGAGTCCGCGACAAATAAGCATTTGCACTAGAACGGAAACGCAGACTGCGGCTGATGGTGTAGGTATCGTCACCACCAAGCAGTAGCGGGTTCAAAATCATGCCACGGCCCCGATCAATCGAGCTGCAATGCGGGTGCTGGATTCTACAAAGTAAACAAGGTCGTCCACCGCGTTGGCCGTGGTGGTCAGCGTTGGCGTCGTACCGCCTGGGAATTTCCACTGACTGCCAAACGCCAAGGCGCGCGAGCCGGTCGCGTCCTGCGTGATCGTAATGACACCCGACTGGCCAGCCGTCAGGTTGGTCGGGTTGGCCAGCGTGCGGCTGCCGCCAAGGGTGACGCTGAAATTATTGGCCAGCGAAAAATCAGGCGTGATGGTCGCGCCGTCTGTCAACGCAACCACAGCACCGCGCTGGGCCTTCGTGAACGTCTGCGCCAATGTTAGCTTGGCCGCCGTACCATCGTCGGGCATCACCTGCACCCAAGCCGAGCCGGTGTAATACTCCCACTGGCCCAGCGTGGTGTTGAAACGGAAGTAGCCCACCGCTGGCGACACATCGCGCTGCGCCGTGGTGCCGTTGGGCAGCTTGGCCGCACCGGTGTCCGATGTCTTACCCGACCACGCGGACGGCACCGCAGCATCCGCCGTGCCGCCAATTACGCCACGCAATACGCTCAGGTCGTTCGTGATCTTGGAAATATCAGCGGCCGGTGTGGTCGTCGCTGGGTTAATCGTGGATGACTGCCATGCCATAAATTACCTCGGTCAGGTTTTAATGATGTAATTGGCGACCGCGCTGGGCTGCACATTGGGGTGCGCCTGCCCGCCGCCCGTCGAGCTTGATGTCAGCGTGGCCGCTCCGGTGTTCATTGCCGTGTTAAAGCCGCCAGCGTTCACCGACGATGCCGACTGCGCCTGCACCGTGTGCGTGTGCGCCGGTATCTGAGCCGTGGTCAGCGCGTGGACGCCCGTGCCGCCAGTTGCGCCAAGCGTAGCTGTGTCCACTACCGCAAACCGTGTGCTGGCCGTGCCAGCCAATACGCTGGTGCCGCTGTTCAATGTGATCTGCGTGGCGCTGTCGATGCTCGCAATCGTGCGGCCGGTTGGGATGTTGGCCGATACCACCACCATGCCGACAGCGAGGCCCGTGGTGCTGGTGATGCCGGTCACCACAGCGCTGCCAGCCGTGGTCGTGGCGTTGCTGGTGTAGGTCAGCAGCGCCGCTGCCGTGCCGCCCATATCGCCCTTACCGACGGGCACACGGTCGCGCATATCGGGAAGGTTGAACGTGGTCGAGCCGTCACCGACGCCATACTGGGTGCCGATGGCCGTGAATAGGTTGGAATATGTGGCGCGGCTTACCGCTTGGCCGTAACAAAGCAGCCAGCCAGTCGGGGCCGTTCCGCCAGCGTAGGGGGAAAGTAAGCCGGCGGGGATAATACCGCTTGGCAGTTGGGCCGATGGCAGCAGGCCGGACGAATCCAGCGATGCCGCCCCAAGCGGCACACCCAACATGGCCGCCAAGTCGTTCACCTGCTGCACGGCTGCCAAAATTGCGGTGCGCGCAAGTGCTGGGGAGTCAGACCCCGCGTCTAAGTCGGAAGTGGAAATCCCACCAGCAGGCCAAGCCATAAATTAGTATTTTTCCCCGTAGCCAAATGCATCAACATCAATGACGCCGGATTTTGCGTTTCCAGCGCTGTCAAATACTTTCACGGTCACGCCGGTGGTGGATTTACCCTGCACCGTTATTCTGTCACCGCTTGTTGCTGATTGTAACGTGCATTGCACGGTCTGTATGCCCACGAATTCAGGCGTGAAAGATAAAGTCACGCCAGCGAGCGGAACCGATACGCTGCCGAAGTGCACCACGCGGTCGGGCACGTCGATCTGCACATTGAATCGGGTCATGTAAGGCACGACCGACACGTCCTCGGATGCCAGCGTGACGCGCAGCTTGACGTATCGGAAGCTGTAGGCGCCAGGCGTGAACTGCTGCCACTGGCCCCACGTCACATTGTCGTCGCTGGTCGCAATCTCAAACGCAGCCGATATGCCGCCGCTGCGCCCCTGCCACGTCCAATCCGGCGCGGAATAGTTGACCCACGGGTCAGTGAACGACGTCCACGGTGGCACCACCTGCAGCGCCTCCAGCAGGTTGTCGATGTACACCGTGCTGGTGGCCTTGTAGCCTATATCGATGGGCTGGGTCGTGTATGTGCCGTTGCTCACCGTATCCAAGAAAATCCACGGCTGGGCGTATAAATTCCAGTTTCCCGTATAGGCCGACCACGGCTTGGTGCCGTTGCTGATCACGCCGCCAGAGAATGTCGTGGCGTCCCACGTTGGCGCGGTCGCCCATGTGTCTAAATCGACCCATTGCAGCTGCTGCACCAAGCCCAGCACCAGCGCGTTTACCGTAGTGCCGTTCCAGTTGCGCGCCGATTCGCTGCTGGTCACCACCGCGTTGATGCCGCTCACGTCCGGCGCATCGACCACCGATTCGCTCGAGCTGTAATTGCCCGACGTGTCCACGGCCTTGACCATAAACGTGCCGCCGCGCGGTGCCGTCCAGCTGAACGAATTGGAAACGGTCGAGCCGATCACGATGCCAGCGTTCCAGCTCAGGCCCTGCCGTATCTCGTAGTGGTCGAGGTCAACGTCGCCCACCTGCCGCCATGTGAAATTCAGCGCGTTGCCGTTACGCGCCACCACAAAGCCCTGCACGTTCTCAGGCGGTGCGGTTTTGCCCAGCACCTGGTATTGCACCGACGCGGCCGTGGCGCTCCGGATACCCACGGCGCTGATCGCCCACACGCTGATGGTGTAGGTGCCCTCGGTTAGGTCGAGCAGGTCAATGCTTGGGTTCGGCGTCACCAGCTCCGGCGATACGTTGCCGCCGGCGGCTTGGCTGGTCACCGCGTAGGCCGTGGCCATCCGCACCGGCGTCCATGACACCGACACCCGCACCCGCACGCCTTGGCTGGTTTTGTACAGCGCGTCCGTCACCACTAGGTTGGTCGGCGTCGCGGGCTTTTCGGTCAGCACCGTGTAGCTGCGGGTCTGTAATTGCAGGCCCTGCTCCACCGCGTCGAATTTGCTCGGCTCATGCGCCAGCGCGGTCACCTCGAATTCGTGCCGGTCGTTCTCGCGCACCGCAATTACGCGGAACGTCTGCGGGGCCACCTGCGCGCTGGTCAGCATCCAGATGCCGCCAACGGATGGTGTCTCAGGCAGCGCCGTCGCCAGCGTAAACGTGGCCAGCGTGCCGCCGCTGTGGGTGATGCCCGCATCCTGCACCGTGCCGTCGGATTTCAGAACCGAGAGCGTGTAGGCCTGACCAGCCGTCAGCGTCACCGCGTTGTCAACCGTCACCGATGTGGTGCTGGCCGCCACAATGCGCCCGCCGTAACGCACACCCGCACGGGATGGGTCGGCGACTTTGATGATCTGGCCTGGCCGGCAAATCATGCCGTCCAAGCCGGTTTTTAAGCTCACCGTCTCGGTTTCAAGCCGCTCGCTGAACAGCAGCCAGCGCCCTGCACGGTTGGCCTGCCCCCTGCTTGTGCAACCGATGGCCGCGATCTGCGTGGTCACCACGCCGTAACGTGCGATGCCTGCGGTGTCCTCGACGTATTCGACCTTCTGGCGGCCCATGTCGGCCATGTCGTTCCACGTCACCAGCGCAACCGTGTGCCGTGCCTTGGCGCTGCTGCCCGAATACGTGAACACGCCATCGACTACGTTGGCCTGCGTGTAGAGGTAAGCCGCCGTTGCGGGCGCGTCCTGCACCGCTGTGATGCTGCCCGACGACCAGAACGCCATGCCCCTAAAGATGGAGGCCATATCGGCCAGCACCTTGTAGGCTTCCTCGCGGCTTTGCAGGTAGAGGTTGCACGTAAAGCGCGGCTCAGTGCCCCCGAAGCCGTCCGGCACCAGCTGGTCGCAATACTGGCCGATGGCATACAGCGCCCATTTATCGACCTGCGAGGCGGTAATGAAGCCGCCAAGCCCGTAGCGCGAGCTGGTCAGCATGTCGTAGAAGCACCAAGCGGGGTTATCCGTCCACGCCACCTGAAATGTGCCGTCCCATGAGCCGGTGTAGGTGCGGTTCGTTGCGTTGTAATTGCTAGGCACCCGCACGCGCAGCAGCTTCATGTCGTAAGCGCGCGTGGGGATGTTGCTGAACTGGCTCGCGTCAACGCTCAGGCCCACCAGTGCGCTGTTGGGATAGCGCATCTTTGTGTCCACGATTTCGGTGACCGAATCCCAGACGGTTTTATTTTGCAGGTTGTCCGCCGTGCTGTCGGCCGTTAGGCGCACCACGCGCACGTCCCACGGGCCGGTGCCGGTGAGGTTGATGCGGAAGCTGCGCTGGTAGCGGCCGGAGGTCTTGCCGCTGATCGTTCCAGCGCCTTTGAGGTCTTGCCGCACAAAGCCGCCGCCGTTGGTCTGCACGTCGATGGCGATGCCCACCGAGGTGCCCGACACGTTGCCCGTGCTGGTGTCCTGATATGTAAGCTGCGGCACCGCGATGGTGACCACCAAGGCGTTGATGTTGGCGTTGGTGTATTGGCGCGTGACCGGCGAGGCGTATTTCACCTCGACGTTGACGGTGCTGGTGCTCTCAACGGCGGGGAAGCCCGCGATGTATGACTGCTGTTGCGTGCCGTTACGGCTCGTCCACGTCACGCCGCCGAAGTTATAACTTCCGTCCGCGTTCTGTATTGGCGTGCCGTCCAAATAAATTGACTTAGCGCCATTGACCAAGCCTTCGATCTCGCCCTCGCACACCAGATCAAGCACACGCGCGTAGGCCTTGCTGCGCAGGCTGTCGGGCGCAATGCTGGCAACAACCGAGCCGGAGCCGCCACCGCCGCCCTTGCCGCCACCGCCGCCACCACCACCGCCAGCGCCGTGGATGTTCATGACGGGATGTCCTCGGTGCTGATGCCGGCGCTGATCACCGCGCTGCCGACGATCAGGCGGCCATAGCCGACGGGCACGGGGTTGCCTTGGGCGCTGGTGTTGACCGCGCCGTTGAACACATAGCTAGGGTTGCCCGTATTGTTCACGTCGCCCGCGTTGGTGGCTGGGTGCGGCGACAGCATCTGAGCGATACCGCCCAGCGCCAGCGATACGCCGATGGAGCCCACAATGCCGGCCACGGTGGTGGAGCCAAACAGACCGATGGCACCAATGCTTGCGGGCATCAGTACCGCAGCGGCCACCAGCGCCGCGCCGAGAATAAACTGGCCGAAACCGTTACCACCCGCACCGACCACCACGGGCGCAATGCGGATGACCTCGCGCTGGCCACTCGGCAGGTTGATGTCATCGGCCTCAGCCACGCGGGTCGTGCCCGTCCAAACCTTATAGCCATGCGCGGTGTCGAGCATCACGCGCTCGAAATCCTGATAGTTGGCCATAAACGCGCGGATGGCCTCGCCAACGGATTCGACCGCCAAGTGATGGACACGCCCGAAGCGCCGCCCCAGTTCGCCGTAAAGTCTAATTTCGCGGAGCATGGCGCAGGGTGTGGGTGTGATTTTTCCTGAAATATTCTCCAAATACGTCGCGGCTCGAAAGTCGCCCGTGGAGATGATGAAGAATTATATCCCCCTCCAACCATATCGCACCATGGTTAGGCACTGGGCTGGCGATCTGCATGAGCAAAACATCTCCATTTTTGGGGCCGTCTGAGACAGCCACAAACCCAGCCTTGCCAAAGTTTTCCAAGTACAGATTCCCGCCGCGCAGCCACCAGCCATCGGCGCGGTCGAAGTCGGGCAGCGTGATGCCCCGTTCCTCGGCGTACCAGTCGCGGATGAGCGCATAGCAGTCGAGCGTCGGCGGCTGGAACTGGCGGCCAATCAGCGGGGCCTTATAACCAGATGGAATAAAGGAGTGCCACCTATCAACCGGATGGGCATATATGTGCCATTCCAAGCCGCTGCGCTCGCACGATACGCGGTCGGCCTCAGACGGTTCGGGGCCAATGTTGCAGTGGCTGTGCCATATGGCCACCACCTCGCCCATGTCCTCGGCCTCGGCGTAGTCCTCGGCGCTGATGATGAAATTGTCCTCGCCCTGCGCTTGGTTGCGGCACGGCACGAAACGCTCGCGGCCCTTGAAAATAACCACCAATCCGCACGCTTCTCTGGGGTAGTGTTCGCGCGCGTAGGCCTCAGCCTCAGCACGCCAGCTCATCGGGTCAAACCTGCGGCGGGGAATAGGCCAGCGGGCAGCTCGGCATACTGGCCAAAACGGGCCTTGCAGCTCGACAGCCGCTTGCCACACACGTCCTGCGCCAGCGTTGCGACCGGCTGGTCGTTGGCGTCGAAGTAAGCCGTGCCCGTGTAAGAGCAGTCGCCACCACGGTACGTCCAGACGCAAACATTCTGGACGATATAACGGCGCGGCAGCTGGACACCGGCCACGTCAAACGACGCGGCCAGCTCAAACTCGACCAGCACCTTGTTTTCCACGACTTTGCGGTCGATGAAATACACGTCGTCAGGCAGCGCCGCTGTGGGGTCTGCGCTGGGGTTCACACCGCCCGTAAAATTTACCGCGTCCAGATACTGCATGAGCGTGCGCTTGCGGGTCAGCTTCGCGCCGATCAGGTCTTGGTAATTGCGCACCAGCACGCCCAGCAGGCCGGTCACGTTCGCCACGCGCAGGGTTGGCCTCGGTAACGTGCCACGCCCGCTGAACTCGAAGCCCGTGGCCTCAATGGGGAATGCGTTGTAGGTGTTGCCCTGCCAGACGACATCGTTGCTCAATGCGTTCTTGCCATTGTGGAAACGCAGCAGCGAGCCACCCAACGTGGTGCAGTCCAGCTCAAACAATTCGACCAGCTGCTTGGCGCCGGTCGTGTTCAGGTCTTGCTTAATCGTCACGTCGGTTCCCAAACCTCGCGGAAGGTGGCGCTCAGATTATTCACGCCCTTGGCCACGATGGTCTGAATCCAATTCTCACATACCCACTTGCCAGTGCTGCCAGCCGGCGGCGTCCAGTCGAATGCCGAGATGCCGTTGCTCGATTCCAAAAACGCAATGATGGGCGCGATCTCGGCGTCCGTGCGGGTGTTGAACGTCAGGCCCCATTCACGTGGGCGGATGTTGATTCCGTCTGCTGTTCTCTGCTCGTAGCCATCCCCGAATTTAGCCGTCAGCACGCGGGGCTTTACCTGCACCTGTGCTGCGAGGTCTGGTGTGTAAGTGAAGGTGGCCATGGGTGTATTTTACGCCGCCAGCAAGCCGCCAGGACGACGTTGAACGACGATCTCAGCGCGCACCGCGTTGGCAATGGCCGCCCCCAGCTTGGCAAAGCTGCCCTCGCCGTCTTTCTCGACTTGGCCGGTCTGCGCGTTGACGGTCACGTTCACATTGACGGCTTGGCCACCCTGTGTGCCGCCCTGAATGGTGACGGGAATGGTGCGGCCATCGTTTAGCGGAACGTAAGCCTCTGGAACCCTGCCCTCGCCAAAGATTGCCACCTGTGGGCTATTGGCAATCCCGCCGCTTGCATATTTGTGCAGAGGCATTGAGCCCGCGCTGGTCATCACGCCGCCGTTGGCAAAGCCGAGCGAGCCGGCCAATTCCACGCCGCCTGCCTGATTTACAAATGTGGAACCGCCACCACCACCAAAGATCGAACCCAAGCCACCCAGCGCACCAGCCACTTGGCCAAAGCCGCCAGCGTTCTTAAACGCCGACAGCGCGTTGAACATCTGCTGCTTGATGATCATGTTGATGATGTCCTTGATCACCGACTGGGCGAAACCGCTGAAATTCAGCTTGCCGGTCATCACGAATTCGGTCAGAGCATCGGCGCCAGTGTTAAACGCATTGACCAGCGCATCACGCACACGGGCCGCGCGGTTTTCGATCACGTCGGCGATGTCGTTGAAACCTTGCATGGCGCCAGCCATGGGGCTCTGCTGGGCCTTCTTTTGATCTTCTAAGGCCTTGATGCGGCGCTGAGAAAGCCGCTCATATTCGGCGGTGCCTTCCTTGATGCCACGGTTTTCAAGGTCTTGCAGCGCAATTAGTTTCTGCTTCTCCAAATTGTTCAGGCCAATGGCGCGTGTTTCGGCCTCGATCTTCTTGGTCTGCTTGTCAAAATCCAAACCTTCCTTGGCCACGCGCAGCTTTTCGGCAAACGTATCGACCGCGCTGGCTTGCATCAGCAGCTGGATTTTCTGCTTTTCGGTCAGGTCTTTGAACTTGCCAAACTCAATATCAAAACGAATCTGCGCCTCGCGTGCGCTGGTGATTTTGTCCTCATACTCCGTGATGTGCTTGGCTTGGAATTCCAGCTTGGCAGCCTCGCGGCCAAGGCTGTCCATTTCGGTCTTGAACGGGTCGGCCTTCTCGACTTTTGGGGTGACGTCCTTTGACTGGTAGCCCTTGAGCGCGCTGCTGCGCGGTGCCGACGGTGCCGAAGGCTGGCCCATCTGCTGGAATTGCTTTTCCAGCGAGTCGGTGAATGGCGTCACGGTCGCCCAGCGCTTGGCCATGTCCTCATTGGCAGCCGCAACAAACGCGCGGCGCTGGTCAAGTATGCGCCTCAGTTCATCAAGGCCGCCATCCTTGAACATTGCGCCAGGCGCTTTAACGGCCAGCTCCACGGCGGTGGCAATGTCGTTAGCAATCACAGCGAGCGAGCTGCCTAGCTGCGCCACGGCCTTACCGACCAAAGACAAAATATCCATGAACGCGGCGGCAGCGCGTGCAGCCTCCTTAAACACACTGGTCAGCAAACCGTCGTCCGCTAGCCCCTTCACCGCGCCACGCACGCCGTTGGTTTCGGTGTTGGTGTCGACCAGCATTTTGACAAACGCATCAGCCACCGGCAGCACCTGCATGCTGATGACTTTGTACAGCTCACCTTTGGCAGCGCTCAGGCGCTTTAGATTCTTTTCATACTGGTCGGCCTGCTCGGCCTGCTCTTTGGTGGTTTTGCTCACCAAGTCGCCAACGTCCACTAAGTCATTCATGAACGGAATAACTTGCGCGCCGTTCTTGCCAAAGATGTCCATGGCCACAGCGACCTTGCCGGCACCTTCCTCAAAGCCGGCCATGGCGGTGGAAATACGCTTGAACGCCTCGGCGGGGTCAAGCTGGCGCAGCTCCTTGCTGCTCAGGCCGATGGCCTCCAGCGCGTGCGCGGCACCCTTGCTGGCGTCATCGCTGCCAGCCAGCGCCTTGTTCATTTTGATGATGGCCTTCTCGACCTCACCAAAATCGTTATTGGTCAGGTTGGCCGCGCGTGACAGCGCGCCCATGTTCTCAACGGTGGAGCCGGTGCGCTCGGCCACGTCTTTCAGGTTGGCCGCGCTGCTGATGATTTCGTCGAATTTGTCTTTGAGCACCGATAGGCCGACGCCAGCGCCAAGGCCGGCGAGCGCTAAGCCAGCGCCTTTGGCCAAGCCGGTCAGGCTGCCCACCGATTTATTCAGGTTGTCGATGGCCTGCTGGCCTTGAACGCTCGCCGCGATCTTAAATGACGCGCCCAGATCAACTGCCATTTTTATTCCTCTCGCCAATCGCTTGCAGCGCGGCAAACTCCATTACCTGCAACCCATCAAACAATTCGTCGGTGCGCTTGATGCCGGCCATCCGCATACACGCCTCGACGCCTACGTAATCCAGCCCCGTGGGGCCTGCGAAACCGTGCCGCCATTGTGTCTGCACACGCATAAACAGCAGCACCGTTTCCCAATTATCCGGCTCTATTTCAAACTCGACCGATTCCTCTGTCATCGCCTCGACCATTTCGGGCGGGGCACCGCCCCACACATCAAGGTCTGCCAGCGCTTCGTCGTTCTTTACCTTGCCCCCGCGCACCCAGTGCGTGGAGGCCTCAATCAGTTTTTTCGCTTCAACCCCGACAGCGATTCAATCACCGCCGTCACAATCGCGCCCGACACGCCAGGGATATCGAGCAGCTGGGCCAGCGCGCTCTCGCTGAACGGCACATCATTGGTGCCGTCGGTCACGCCCTTCCAGCCGACCATGACCTCGCGCACGAAGTCGGCGTCGGTCATTTCCTCTTTTTCCACGGCCATGCGGATTTCCTTCAAGCGGCTGTCAGCCAAGCGCTTGAAATCGCCGTCAAAGGTTTGCTTTTCGTACAGCCCGCCATTGGTCGGGATGTTGACCGAAACGGGCCAGCTGTAGGAAGCAGTTTGCGTAATTTTGAACATTTATTGCACCGAAACTAAGAATTCGTCATTGCCTTGGCTTGACGGGATGAAGTTAGCGCCCATGCCCACCATGGCCACGCCGTCCATGTCGCTGTATGTAGGCTTGGTCAACTGCACGCGGGCGCTGCCCATGCGTACCTTGTTGCCGGCTGCAGTGCCGTGGGTGATGTCCAATGCGCCAACGGTGGCGTTCTTGGCGGCCGTCCACCAGTCCTTAGCGGCGACTGTTGTGGCCTCGATGGTCACGTTGCCCTGCACAGCGCGGTCGGTAATCAGCACAGCCTCGGAGCCGCCCACCAGCGTGCGGTGCACCACTTGGTTGGCCATGTCCACGCTCAACTCAGACAGCACAGCGGCGTAGCCGTGCAGCGCGAACGGTGTGGTGTTCACGTTGGTCACGGTCAGCGGTGTCTGGAAAGCCGTATAAGCTGGCGTAGGCGCTGCGGTATCGGTCACGGTGTTGTAGAGGCCAGTGAACGTGAATTTATAGACTGGAATATCCTTCGCTTTGAGCGATACGGACACAGTGCCACGGGCGCCGGTCATCTTGTGCAGCACGCCGTCCACGTTCAGGTAGATCGTGACGCTCTCAAAGTTTGAACTGATGGGCGCATAGGCCACATTCGCGTCGATGCTGTAGGTGCTGGTCGCTGTGGGCTGTGTCGTCCAGTTGGTCAACACGGTGGCCACCTTGGTGGTGCCGTTGTAGTCCACGATCATGCTGCTCTGGCCGGAGCCGGTGCCGCCGGTGATGCGGATGGGCATGCCCAAATAAAAGTCATCGACCGCGCTGGAGCCAGCGGCCGCGAGTGTGATGGTGTTGGTGCCGCCAGCCTGTGCGGTGCCAGTCAGGGCTGAGGCCAATGCGTTCTCGGAAAACGCGCAAGCACGCAGCAAAGGCCCGTAGCCTGGGGCCGTGCCCGCAGTACCAGCGCCTGCAATCTCAACCTCAAAGTCGATCATGGCGCGTATGGCAGCAGGCAACTGCTCGCTGCGGCCCAAGTAGGGGCGCACCAGATTGCGGTCAACAAAGTCCGCGTCCTGCGGCGTGACGTTCAGGTTGCGCACCATGATGGCGTTGGCTGCGCCGGTAGGCGTAGGGTCAACACCGTAGGAAGATTCGATTTTTGCGAGGATAACTCGCTTGCGTTGCAGTAATGGCATGGTCGTGGCCCCTTATTAAATCGTCATGTCGGCATAACTATGCCGGAATTTTACAGCGTAATCGTGCGTAAGTCTGCCGCCCGTTTGGTCAGCACTTACAAATTCAAAGCCCGCGCTGTCTAAGCGCGTATCAATCGCCAAGCCGCCCAGCGACGGGTCGGCCATGATCAGTGCATGCGCACTAACGATCACAGCATCAGCCTCAGTGTCGGGCACATCGCCACGGGCCAGCACGGACACATGCACGGTCAGTGTGCGCTCCAGTTGTGGCACCGTTTCAGGGCTTGCGTTCTCAGCGCTCCAGCGGATTTCGAGGCACGGCGTCTCGTCCAGCGTGGACGGCTCAGGGCTGCTGCGGTACACGCGGCCAGCAACGCCAGCTGTGGCGGCCAGTACCTGTGCAAATTTGGCCAGTATCTGCTCGCGCTTGCTTGGCATGTCAGGCCTTGGTCAGCTTCGCTTCTTTAAGCGCGCCATCGTGAATCATTTTGATTGAGCGTATGCGGTAGCGGTTGCCACCGATAAAACCGTAGTCGCCAGCCTTTACAGCGGACAGCTCGCCCGCTTGGTAGGTCATGGCGTATTCGTCGCTCAACATATCGCCGCCCAGTATTTCCTCGGTCGGCATGTCAAAAATGACGGATGCCGAGACCTGAGCGCCCCCCGATGTGGTGAACGTGGCCGCAACCGCGAACTCGTCCACATCAAAAAAAACGCTCATGTCCTCGGCAAACGCCACGATTAAGCCTCGGCAGGTTCGTCGGCAGGCTCGGCCTTGGCCTTGCTCTTGCCCACGGTCTCAGCGGCAGCGCCAACGGCGATCAGGGCCTCGGCGAACTGCTTGGGCAGATCAACCGAGTCACCGACCTCCAGCGCCTTCCCGTCGTGCTCGACGGGGGAATTGATGACTAATTTCATAATTCCCCCAGCCGATTAGGCGACAGCGTTGGTGATCAGGTAGCCAGCGGTTGCAGCAGCGATCACGGGCGCTTCGGAGCGAGACACTGGGAAGAACCAGCTCTTGCTGTTGCGCTCGTAGTAGGGCTGCTCGACCACGGGGTAGCCGTCGAGGTTGTAGGTGTAGCCGTAGGAAGGCGTGCCCATGGAAGCCAGAGGCGAGGTCTCGGTGTAAGCCAAGACCACATCCTTGCCCCAGATGTCGCTGAATGTGCCAGCGTCGGAGGCGAAGATGCCCTCACCCACGATCACTTGGTTCACGCCAAACAATGAGGCCAACAACTCGTTGGTGGCTACGTCGCGGCCGGTGTACTTCATGCGGTCAACAATCACGGGGTGCTGGCGCAGTTTTGACATCACGGCGGGGCCCATCACGCACACGTTAGGACGCTTGCCAGTAGAAGCGCGGATGGCTTCCTTAGCGGTCTCAATGGTGGCGATAGGGTTAGATGTGCCGCTGTAGTCGCTCCACTGGCTGGTGCCAGACAGTGTGGTCTTGTTGCCGGCGCCGTAGTTGCCAGCAGCGCGGGCCAAGTCAGCCTGTGCCTTTTCCAAGCGCAGGTTCATGATGCTCAGCGTCTTGTTAATGGTCAATGTGGCCATATCGATGCTGAAACCGTTTTCGCCAGCGGTGGCTTCCTGCTGGATTTCGATGGGCAACTGGCCCTCGAGCGAGTAGTCCACCAAGCCGAAGGTGCCGGAGCTGTAGCCGTAGGCGACGCGCTTGGTGTTCTCACCGGGGGCGCGGGCCGAGCTGTACAGCATGAAGTCTTCTTTGCCGAAGGTGATGATGTTGCCAGCGCGCATGCCCACGGGGATGCGGGGGAACAACATATCGCCCACTAGGTCGAGCTGTTTGAAGCCCTGTGCAATCTGGGTCAGGACGGGGTTAATTACCCGCGCTTGTGAAAGTGTAAGCTGTGGCATTTTTTAGAACTCCTGAAATTAGTTAGGGATGATCAACACTTCGATCTGGTCGCCGTCAGCGGCGGCAGCAGTCAAAGCGCGGCCAATGGAAACACCAGCCGACCTAGTGACGACTTTGGTCACGGTCGTGCCAACTTCCACCAAAGCACCGGCGGTAATAGCGGCACCAGCGATGGCCACGGATGTGCCCAAAACGGTGACGGGCACGCGCTCGCCGTTAGCCACTGCGATGCGGGCAAAGCCCACAGCGTTACCAGCGGCGGTTGCGGCAGCACCAGCGGCTGTCACGGGTTGAAATTGTGCGAGTGCTGCGGAGGCGGTAAGGCCCACTGTGAGCATGTCAATACCTGAAGCTGCCATGATTAGATTCCCTTCTGAACTGCTTTAATTGCTGAAATGTAGTCGGTGCCAGGATTTGCGGCCATGTAATCACGGGCTGCTTTATCCATGGCGCTGGCGTTGTTTACAACGTCAGGTTTAGCCTGAGCCTCGGCGCCTTTGTCTGCCTCTACAGCAGCTTGGGCAACGGGTGCGGGCGCATCGCTTGCGCGTGCGTTAGCCACGCCTTGTAGCTTGGTGCGCTCGGCTGCAACGATCTGGAGTGCTGCCTCGGCTCCGGTGGTCTTACCATCGAAGGCCAATGCCTCAATCAAATCCTCGTGGCCTGGCAAACCGGAGGCGCGCACGGCCTGAATGCGGTCGCGCTCGCCAGCGGCACCCTCAGCGCGGATGAACGCCGCAGCCTCTGGGTTTTCAGCGGCAAACTGCGCCGCCAATTCTGATGCTGACATTTGTGTCCCTTTCGGAATATCTGAAAAAATAACGGGCTCTCGCTCGTCGCTTGCATCCGCACCAGCCGAGGCACTACCGGCCACCTTTGAGGCGGAAGCGGAGGCAGACGCGAATACCGCCTTGCGACGGGTGGCGAACTGCTCCGGGTTACTGGCCAACCGCTCCACCATCGCGTCCACAGTGGCAACACCGTCCACTAAGCCCGCGTCGATGGCCTGCTGGCCAATAAATAGGCGGCCGTCGGCCATGTTCTCCAGCACAGCGTCCACCTTGACGCGGCGGTTTTGGGCAACGGTCTCAACGAATACAGAGTACAGAAAATCCACCTGCGACTGAATGTAGGCCTTGCCCTCGGCACTCAGCGGTGCGTTATCGCTGGCCATGCGCTTGAATTTGCCAGCGGTGATCTCGGTGGTCTGCGCGTTAGCCGCTTTGGGGTCATACTGGTGCGTGGCCACCACGCCAATCGAGCCCACGTAATCGGTGAGGCCGCTGATATATACCGCGTTGGCAGCGCTGCCGACCCAGTAGCCAGCCGATGCCATAGTGCCAGTGCTTACCGATACTGTCGGCTTCTCAGCGCTCAGGGCGCGGATGCTTTCGGCCAGCGCTGGGATGCCCAGCACGTTGCCGCCAGGCGTGTCCATATCCAACACCGCCGAGCGCACGCGGGGGTCTGAGCGCATGCTCTCGACCTGCTTTTGCAGTAGCTGCGCCGATGCACCGCCGGATACGCGGGTCATCAGGTTGGCTTTATTCGCAATCACGCCGCTGACGGACAGCACCGCCACGCCGCCTTCGCGCACTTGGTATTCTTGCTGGTCATTGGCCAACGGGCGGCCCAGTTTGGCCTCGATGGCTGCAATGTCGATTTTTTCGCCACGGAAGTGGGCGGCATACACCGCCTGAATCTCCAGTAACTTTTCGGGCATAACTGCCCACGGGGAGGTGAGAAAATCAATTAGCTGCATGGCTGGATTGTAACGCGGTTTCAAGTCTCAATTCTTGCGGCCGCCGTGACTTTACAGCAGCAGCAGGATTTCCTCGCGCTCGCGCTTCTTGCGCTTGGCAGTAAGTACCTGCTCCAGCGTGACCTGCGCGCTCGGCCCGCCACCGGTAGGCGCGGCAAATATGCGGCGCAGGATGGGCGACTCGTTGCCGTCCAGCATGATGCCGAACGCCTGCACGCTAAACGCGGCCGCACCGGATATATCCACCGGCCCAGTGTCTGCAGCGGTCAGCTCGCCGATGGCGACAATCGGCGGCAGGGCTGCAACGCCGTCCGCATAAAGCGCACCCACGGCTTGGGCAACGGCGGTGAGCGTAAAACCACCCACCCCATACATCGCGCCGTCGGGTTGGCCCTCAACCGGCCCCCACGCGCTGCCCCAAGCGCTGCCCCAGCTGCTACCCCATGCGGACATCTAAGGCCCCCACGGGTCAGCCTGCGAGCCCGAACCGCGCACCTGCTGGCCGATGATTTTCTGCACATCCACCCACAGCGGCGTGTTTTTACTGGCCGCGATGATGGCCGCCGCAATGCTCTCTGGCGTCATCGCGCCGCCGTTCAGCGTGCTGCCCTCCATTTTTCCGATGGCGTAGCTGGTAACTCCAGCGGTCACGCTGTAGGCGCCGGACGCTGAAACCCAGCCGAGCGCACCGATCTGCGGGGTGTTTGTAGCAAACGCGATGCTCGCGGAGCCCAAACCGTTGAGCGTGGCCAAAGCCGTGCCGGCAGCATCAAACGCAAACGCGGCCGAGCCGTACCCGCTGCTGATGAGCTGGCCACTTGCCAGTGCGAATTCGATAATCAAGCCGCCTGAGCCCGCAATGTTGACGCCCATGGCGCCCGAGCCGGCCGCTGTAACGCTGCCAAGCGTTGCGCCAATGGACGCCATAGCGCCGACGCCTTGGGGCAACATCCAAGCGACGCCGGCGTATGTGCCCTCCGGCAGCGAGTACAGTTTCAGGCTGGTGGTGGCTTTGTCCTGATAAAAACGGTTCCGCACCGAGCCGTTTTTGCCGAAGTTAGAACGAAGCTGCGGCTCCACCGACGCGGTGCTACCGCCGAAAAACCTCAGCGGCAGCTTGTGCAGTACGCTTCCGTTACCGTGCAGCACATCAAGCCCATGCGGTGTCGATGTGCCCCATGAACGAACTGTTCACCGGCGTCGCTGCACCGGCATACATAGCCCAATGCAGGCACGCGCCGTCGTAAATCCTAGGCATGGACGGCAGCATGTTCACAAAATCACGCTCGGAAGCCACGCCCACAGTGGTAATCGGCATGTAGGCAAGCGGCTTGCAGATCACCAAATTCATTACGCCGGAGGTCATGGTGGCGCTGAAATTGATGCTTTGAACGGACTTAATGCCGGCGTCGCCAGCCATCATGGGCAGGAATGGGCCGTACTTACCGACGCCTGTGCCAGCGTAGGCGATGGAGCCGACGGGGGCCGTGGTGTTGATAACCGGCAGCGATGGGGCGGCAGGCGTCAATCGGCCAGCCACCGAGGCGGAATTGGTGTAGCTTAGCTGGACTGTCGGCGAGCCAGCGCCCATAACAACGGACGGCACTAAAAACGCGCGAACGCCACTTCCGTCGGCATACCGTGCCCATGCGGCTTGGCCGGTAAAAGACTGCGCGCCCGTCGTGGTCACGCTGGTGATCGTGTAGCAGGCCAGCATGTCGTACAGCATCATGATGGCCGGCGCGGTGGTGGTTGCCGAGCTGAACGCGGACGCATTCAGCAGGTGCTTATTGAGCGCTCCAACGTCGCCGCCGTGCGGCAACCCGCCAGCCACAGCGGTGCCGGTGATCGTTTGCGATGTCACGGTCTGGCTAATGTTCACGTTGTACGTGCCGCCAGCGTTGGCGCCTGTACCAGTGCCCAGCGATGTGATGTAGGTGCCGGCCACCACGCCGGTGCCGGACAGCGCCATGCCGACCGTGAACCGGCCGCTGCCGTGCGTTGTATCGGTAAACACCGTGCCCGCAATCGAGCCACCCAAAGCGCCAGACGCGGCGGTGATGCTGGTGGTTTCGGTAATGGCTTGGTGCGCCAAATTGGCAGAGCTTCCGATGATGCTATTCATCATCGGGTTACCGGCGCCAGTGGATAGGTCATACCATTGGCCGGCAACCTGCGCGGTCGTGGGCAGCGCGTTTTTATTCCAGTCGCTGCGGTAAGTTTGACCAGCGGACAGCGCCGCGATCAGTGAATCCATTGAGTTTATGGGCATATCAATTCCAAGTAGTGTTTATCCATCCGGTTATATTCGCGCCCGCCAGCGACCCGTTTGGGCAGCAAATCAAACCTAAATATGCGTCGTCCTCAATAATGGGCAGGTCTGCATAATCCGTCACCGGTGTGCGCTCAATAGGCGCATCAATACCGCGCACCGATATGTTCTCAATCGGCTCAACGATGACCAGTGAAATTAGGCCCACATCAGGCGTCATGAACGTGATGCCGTCGATTGATCTTACCCCAGTATCGCCGGCTTGCAGCGGTATAAACGGGCCAGTTGCGGCGCGCGCTGGGTCTGTCGGCTGCGACGTGATGAGCGTGCCGTTGGAAAGCTGCGTATTGCACGCCACCAGTGGGGTGGTGCGGCCTGAAACGCCGGCGCTGTTGGTGTATGTGATGTTGAACCGTGGGTTGCCCGCGCCCGTTTGACCGGCCACTTCCACCGCCATGATCTGCAGCCCCTTGCCGTCCTTGAGGCGAGGCAATGTGGCTGCCGTTGTGAGTGGCTGGTAGTCGGTGACCGACATATCAATAAACGGGTAATACAGCAGGTAATCACACAAAATCATCTGCATCGGCGCAGCCGCAGCCGTCGGCGTCATCACGCCAAACGTGCGCAGGTACTTGCGCATGCCAGAGCCCGCCACATTGGTGCCGTGCGGAATACCGCCGTCCGTTGACTGGCTCAGGGCCACCGAAATATTCGGGGCTGCCGCATAGTATTGCGGCACGGGGTTGCCTGGCGACATCGACAAATCGAACCAAATGCCCGCCGCCGTGCTTTGCGTTGGGGCCTTACGCCACGCAGAAAAGAATGTCTGACCGCCGTTTTCGGCGTCAACCAGATCGCGGACGTTGCGGAGCATTGGTTAAGAGCGTTAATCGGCCGCAATTTGGAGCGAGTTAGCCGAAAACTGAGGCTGGATACCTGAGCTTACGTTCAACGTGCTCGACAGCGCACCCGAAATCATCATGGCCACCGCACCGCTGGCCGTATCGACCACCGCGAAGTGACTGATGGCGTTGGTGCCGGCTGTGCACTGCCCGAACTGAATCAGCGCCGCATTCGTAAACGTGCTGCCGCCGTCCGTCCATGCGTTAGCCTTGGTCAGGGCCACGCGCGCGTAACCGGTATAGTTCGCCTCGGCTGCCAGCGATGCGGCCTCGCCTGGGTCGGCAGTAAACAGCGCCAGATATTGCTGCGCGCCAGCTCTAAATGGCAGGTCAGTGCCTTGTAAAAGTGCTTTGAGAACTGCGTTCTCGGTGTTGTTCGATAAAGACATATCAACCTTTCAAATCGTACTCCGTAACCGTTGCGACAATATCGTCATTTGCATCGCGCTCTACGCGTTGCACCGCCCTCGTGGGGTGCTGCACCACCACCTGCGCGGGCGGCAAATTCGCCTCCACCGACACGTTGGGGGCCTCAACCGATACGCTCGGCGCGGCCACATGCACCACTGGCGCGGCCTGCTCGGGCATTACCGCCTCCACCGTCACGCTTGGGGCAGCCACGTTCACCGATGGCGATGCCACCGACACGTTGGTCGGCGGTTGGTTGATTGTAATCGGTGCGCTAATGGTCACATTGGGCGGTTGTACGGTCGCCACACGCTCCAGCGCATGCACGCGGCCAGCCAGTGCCATCATGCCGCCCTGCTCGCTGATCTGCTCGTCCTCAGCCCCATCGTCCTGCGCTGGGCCACCCTGCTGGGGCTGGCCACCCCCCATGGGGGCAGCGGCGCCGGGCTGCGGCTGCGTTACGGGTGCCACCAAACCGGCCTCCTCGCGCTCGTGGCGCTCCACGACCTGCTGGCGGTGCTTCTCGTCCCAGTTGCCGCCGTCGTAGCTCAAGATTTCCTCGGCCAGCGTGGTCAGGCCAATCTCCATGCGCTTGCCAGCGGCCTCGGCTTCCTTCATGGGGTCGATAGCACCCGGCCCGTCGCCGTTCCAGCTCGCGCCAGACCATGCGCGGCGGATGGCAGCGTCGGCAAAGAAGCCCGGCGCCTGTATGCGCCCAGAGGCCACCGCATCGGCCAGCCATTCGGAATAGACCACTTGGCAGAACGACGACGCCAGCCATGTGCGGCGGATTTTGAACGTCCGCCAAGCATCAAGCAGCGCAGCACGCGCGGCGCTGTAGCTCGACTGGAAGTGCTTGCTCAAAACCTCATACGGCACGTTCAGGCCGATGCCGACCTGCTTCATGATGGCGGTGACAAACGGGTCAAAATTCGGGTTCGGGCGGCTCGCGTCGGCGGTCTGGATTTCCTCGCCGGGCAGCAGGTTCACGGCCGCACCCGGCTGCAGCGTCCCGTCCCAGCGCTTGGCGTTGTTCGTAATCGCCGCCTGCGCGCTATCGTCGAATAAATCCTGAAACGCGTCGGGCTGCATTTTCACAAACACGCTAAACGCACCGGCCACCACAGCGGCGGCGATCTCGGCCTCGGTATAGCGGCCCAACTGCTTCAGCGGCTCGATCACGGGCGCCAGCTCAGGCACGCCGCGCGTCTGGCCTGGCCGTTTTTTGCGGAACAACTGGATGATGTTCACCCGACCCGACTGCCCACGCACGGGGATTCGCGTCCACTTCACATCCTTCACCGCGCCCCATTGCTGCGGGTGGCGGTCGCTTACCCAGACGGCCAGCGGGCGGCCGTCCTCGGTTTTCTCAATACCCTGCACCATCGTGCGGGTGTCTGCGCTGTTGTCCTTGTTGCTGATGCGGTCGGCCTCGATCACCTGCAGCGCCATGGCGTGCGGCCAATCGGGGCGCTTGATCTGCGTCATCAGGATAAAGCTGTCACCACTCTCCAAGCTGGAGCGGAAGGCCAAGTCCTGAATCTCATAAAAATTCTGCTGCTCATACGCGTCGCAGTAGGTGCTCTCGGCCCACATGCGGAACTCGCGCTCGACGTTGCTCTGCCATTCCTCGGCCGCGTCAGGCTCTAGGCCCAAATAATCAGCGTCCACATGCGACTGCATGCTCAGGCCCGTGCCGACCACGTTGGTCACCACGGTTTCAATCGCGCCAGCCGCAATCGGGCTATTGCGCACTAGGTCACGCGAGCGCGCGATCAATTCGCGGCGGTCGGTGACGATGTTGGTGTCGGCGTCGCCGGAGCCGGGCTGCCACATACTCAAACGGTCAGAATATTGGCCGCCTTGATAACCGCCACCGCCAGTCAGAGCCATGGCGGTGCGTGCTTTGTGGCGCTTGAATGCGGTTTCGGGTGAAAAATACCCGATGGCGCGGTCAATCAGCGTCGATGGAATCTTTTGTTTGGCCATGATTTAGTGGTTCACCAGCCGGGGCGGACAGAAACGGCACGGCTGCGACCCGACGCGCTATTGCTCAACGCCTGCACGCGGTCATTCCATAGGCTTATGCCCGCCTGTACCTCGGCCAAATTGGCCCTGCGCAGCTCGCGCTCGCCAATACGGTACGACTGCCCCGTCAAAATAGCGGTTTCAGCCGCTAAGTATTTGTCGAGCTGTGCTTGGGCCTGAGCCAGTGTGATGCCTGCCATGTGCGGATTTTACGGTCTTTTTGGTCTCAATTACCTGCCGGAATTGGCTTTTTTTGCGATAGGTGCCGGTATAAAGTCGCTCGGCTTACCCCAAGCTCCTGCGCAATCACCCGCACCGGCTTGCCGCGCCGCAGCTCTTGGTCGATGGACGCCAGCGTGATGGGGGCGCGGGGCAAAATCCTCACGCTCTGCCCGCCGTAAGTATTGCGCACCGCATTGGCCAGCTTTTGCGCCGCCACGGGGTCAACGCCGGCCACTTCGCGGGCTAGGGCCGCAATTTCCGCAACAATATCTGATTTCATAGCTACCCCCTGCGCCAGCCGTCCAAGGATAGCCGGCCCACTGGCGCGACGGGCACCGGCATTTGCTCAATTTCGGCCTCAACTGGCGCTGATTCTGCCAGCTTTTCGGCGGTTTTTTCGATGCGGGCGCGCATCTGGGGCCAGAAACTCTGTCGATTGTGGCGCGTATAAATGTATTGAAGCGCCGCAAGCGCCATGCCCTCACAGTCCAAAACCTCGTTGCGGGCGCTGTCGGCCTTGACCCAAACTCTTTTGGGGAAGCCGTTTAGCATGCGAACGATCTGTTTTTCAGCCGTAAGTTGTTGCCAATACTCGGCGGGCAGGCCCATCGGCCAGTGAAATGTCCCAGGCCCCGCCTCCGTATTTTTCAACCGCTGGTAGATCGTGCTCTTGGCCGTATCTGAACCGTATGGCCACAGCTCCACTCCGTTCTTGATCGTTTGCTTGCGGATGTTGATGTCCTGCTTGGTCGGCTTACCCAGCACGGGCTTTCCAGCTTGGCTCATACCCTTGACCGCAAGTATGTGCCGGTGCCTGTTCTGCCGCGCGAACGCATACACCGCGTGCGTTGTTTCGCCGTCGCCCGAGTCAACCGCCGCCGCGTAGGTGCGCACGATGGCGCCCGATTCGTGCTGGAACTCCATGTCGAGCACGTTTAGCACCTGAGCCCACAGCTCCGGCCGCTGCGGGTCGCCGTGCACCACCGCGTAATTTACCAGCCACGACTGCTCGCCCTCGCCGTAGGCGCGCTGGATAATTTCAACACGGTCACGCTGCACGTCACAGCCGGCGACCACCACCAGCCCAGCAGCGGGCACGGTCAGCAGCTCGTAACCACCCGACCGCTTGGCCAGCCCCTCCGCGTCCAGCCGCGCGCTGTACGCTTCCTCGAACGGCTCCCCCAGCGTGGTGTTCACAAACGTCTTAAGCAGCGCGGGGTCTTTGCTGGCGTCCTCAAATTCCTGCAGGATTTCAACCCACGCCTTCCAGCCGGCGGGTGAGTACAGCGAATTTATGTGGTAGCCCTTGGTGATGCCGTCTCCGACAGCGGTCGAGCGCCACTCGCCACCCCGCAGCATCGCCGTCTTGTGCCGCTCCTCGATGTAGCTGCCGCATTCCTCGCAAATGTAGGCCGCTTTGGTCTTGCCATCGTCGGCCCAGACCAGTCGGTACTCCTTGGCACGGCCGCCCGTGGCGTCGTTATCGTACCCGCGCCAGCGCAGCCATTGCATGTGGCCGCAGTGTGGGCACGGCACGAAGTAGCGCCGCTTATCGCTGCGCTCGTATTCGATGGATATGCGGCTGGTGTCCGCCAGCGTGGGGGTGCTTACTAGAAAAATCTTGCGGCGCGCGAATGTCGTGGTGCGTTTCTCAGCCAGCGCCAGCGGAGAGCCCTCGCCCTCCACGTCCAGCGGCCACGCGTCCAACTCGTCACAAAACAACGTCTTGATCGGCATGCTCCGAAGCCCCGCCGCGCTGTTGGCGCCGGTAAGCATGAGCACGCCGCCCCTGAATTCCTTGGTGAGCAGCGAATTGCCGCTGTCCCTGCTGCGGGCTGGGGCAATCAGCTCCTTGAGCACGGGGCTTTCCTCGATCATGGGGGCAATACGTTGCTTCGATGCCTTCTCGGCGATCTCCACGGTTGGCATGACGTACAGAACGGGGCCAGGTGAATGGTGCACGATGTAACCCAGCCAGCAGTTCCCGACCTCGGTGCCGCCAATCTGGGCCGATTTCATGAAAACAACGCGCTGGGTCGGGTCATTTGAACTCAGAACGGTCATGATTTCGCGCAGGTATGGCGTGCGATCTGTGCGCCATTTGCCTGGCTCGGCCGACGCTTTGCTCGATAAATACCGGTGTTCGTCGGCCCATTCCCACACCGTAAGGTCGCGGTCAGGCTTTAATCCCTCATAAAACGCGGCTTCGTAGGCGTCCATCAGGCTGCAATTTGGTCGTTACTCTGGGCCAACGCTTCCAGCACCGTGCGGATTTCGTCCATCAGGCGCTTGTGTATCTGCGCCGCCTCGGTTTCGTGTGCCAGCTCGTGGGCAATCCGGTCGGGCAGGTTCAGCAGGCCGTCGCGCACAGTGCGGGCAACCTTAAAAGCCGAGGCCTTGATCTTCTCGACCTCCATCAGCTTGCCTTCTGCCTTCTCGAAATCAATTCGCGCCAGCTCGGCCAAGTATTTTTCCTTTTTGGCCTTCGATTCGTTCAGGCCTGGCACGCCCAGCTCGCCAGCGTCTGAGGTGTCGGTGTTGGTCAACAGCTTGACGACGGGCGGCGGGTCGCTTTTCCGTACTTTGGAGCCGCGATTGCCGACGTGGCTGCGCATGTTCTGGTTGGTGTTGCGCAGCCAGTCCTGTTCGGCCTGCGGCCACGCCAGCAGGGGGCGATCACTTGTCTCGGTTCGGCCGGCAATGCTCACCCTGCCCGCTGCAATAGCTTTGCGAATGGCGGTGTCAGACACGCCAAGCCGCCGGGCGGCTTCTCGAATTGGGATTAGTTCGCTCTCCATGGGTGCAAAGTATAACTTCGCAAACCGAGGTTCGCAAACCTGCAAAAAACTTGCGGTTTTGTTCTATATAACTGGAAATCATATACGGGGCGGCTCTTATGCCCTTTAAACCCATCTCAAAATCTATCGCAGGCCACGGTTTGGGGTGCTGCTTAACCCCCGAGGCTCCCCCTCCTAGGAGTACCTTGACACGTACCCCCACCCCACCAATACCACTAGAACGCATCAGATCGCCCCGCAGCGCGTTTTATTGGTGTGGTTGGTGGGTGGATATGTCCAATGTGTTTAAATCGCTTGTAGCGCGTCTAGATCGATCGAGCCGCATGCGCCAGCTTTTGGGTGTGTTCCACATCCATGTGCCAGCTTGTGGGTGTGTTGACTTTGTTGCACGTACGCGCGGGAATAAAAGTATTTCGCGCATATATTTTATATTATGAAATAAATATATAAAAACACTTCTGTCTTACGCACACGTACAACAAAGTCAACACTGGAGGCCAACAAAAAGCCCAGACTGAGCTGGGCTTGTTGACTTTGTTGTATAGGTTAGTCCTCGCTCGCGTATTCACTCCTTAGCTCACGCATGGCCTCGACCGCATCGCGTCGCCGGTCGATCTCGCGTTGTGCTGCAGCGCTAAACTTGGTATGCGCCTGCTGGTTCACATGCCAAGCCCGCGGTTTGCCATCCGTATCGATGGCCATCATGTCAGGTTGCAACCAGTCCATGGTGCACATGGCGTCAATGACCTGCCGCAGCTCCCACCACTCCATGCGTCGGCTGGCCTTCCACGACACGGTGATGTCGCGCTTGGTGATGCGCGTGTAGCCCTTGGCCAAGATCAGGCGCCCCAGCTGGCGGATGTGCTCTTGCTTATCGTTTGCGTCCACCACCTCAGTGTAGAAATGAATCGCGTGGTGCAGAAGCACGCCACACAATAGGCGCTCCACCTTGTTGGCCACGTCCGCGGTGACATCGCGGCTGGTTGGGTACACGTTCATGCCAGCGCATTCGATCACATGGTAAAGCAGCAGCAGGCGGGCATATAAACCGTCCCATTTGCCCAGCCATGCCTGCAGGTGTGGGTGATCTAATGCGTCGATCAAGCGCTTGGCGTATTTGGCCACACGTTCACGCGACTGGTGTGCAGATTCGGTCAAACGCACCACGGTGTCCGCTGGCCCAAGGGCTTCGAGCTTGTCGAATAGCCGCCCGAATTCGTCCATAGCCCCAAGGTCTGGAGCTCGGTCATCGTCCAACACCGCGGGGCGAGCCACGATCACCATAAAGCGCTGCAGCAGGCCGTCGTTGCCCATGCCGCTGGCCACGCGTCTGATCATGTCGGGCTGCACGCCGCCGATGATGCAGGTTGACCAGTTGGGAACGATCACCGTGCCGCGGGTAATGCGGTCGATGGAGCGGCGCCCGCCGTTGTAGGCCTCCAGCCAGTGCGCCCTGTCCATGCTCGCGCCCTTGTTGGCGCCCTTGTAGGCGTCCATGCTGGCAAACCAGCCGGTCAGCTCATCCTTGAGCGTAAGCACGCCGCGGGGATTGTCCTTCAGCACTTCGGTCAGTGCCTCGACCGTGATGTCCTCAACCAGCAGGCGCTTGGTGGCGGGCTTTTCGGGCTCCAGTGATGCCGCGTTTTTGTCGGCCTTCTTGGCGTCCTTCCATGCGTCGTGCTGCCATTTGTAATCCGAGAACGTCGCGGCGTTTTCCTCGGCCATGCGGTGGTCGAGCCGCTTGACGTGGCGCACAGCCTTGCTGATGGCCGGTGATTTTTTGGTCGATGGGTCGCCAACGAAAGCCACCCATAAACGCGCCGATTCCGTCCATGTGGGGTCGTGCCGCTTGGGTTGCAGCTTGATGCCATCGGTAATGCAGGCAGCCGCGGCCACCAATGCACCCATGCCGATGATTGCGGGGTCGCAGCCAGTCAGACCCGACTGGTCGCGCACATACGCCACCAGCGAATCGGGCAGCACGTCGTAGGGCAACGCTGGCGGCTGCTGCACGCCAAAAATATCAATCGGCTGGCCCCATGCATCCGCGGGGCCGTTGTCGTTCGACGGTGTCGGCGCATCGGGCAATATTGCGCCAGTCTCAGGGTCAACGCTACGCGCTGGGGCTTGCGCCACCAGCACGGGTTTGGGAGGCCGCCAGCCGGCATCCATAGCCATCTTAAACAGCGTGGCCACAGTCACGCCGTCGCCCTTAAAGCTGCGCCAGTGCCCCTCTAAGTCGCGCGAGCCGCTGTACTTGGTGCCACGGCTGCTCCAATAGTCCCACACGCTCAGGCCGGCGTCGCCCAGCTCGTTGTTGATTGCCATGCCGACGCGCATCCAGTCGTCATATCCGCAGTCGGGGTTGATCATGGCCAGCGCTGATTCAATCTTAGCGGCCGTGTTTTCGCCTTGTGCGCCCGCAGGCCGAGCAGGAGCTGGTGTGGCCTGTTGCGCGCCTTTAACCGTGCGGCGCAGCTTCTCCAGCACCTCAGCGTTGATGGCGCTCACCTCCGACGGCGTGCCCGCCATGGGCTGGCCGGTGACCGTAAAAAACTGGCGGCCGCAAAACACCTCGATGCCCAGCTCGTTTGACTTAAATGTCTGGGTCTCGCCCTTAACGATGATGTGTGCCCCGTTACCGCTTGGGCTTAGCTCGGTGTAACTGCCGCATGCCGAAATGATGGAGCGTGCGCGGTTCTCGCGCTCGGCGTCGTCGGTGTTGAAACACCCGTCGAGGTCGATGCCGATGAGCCCATCGCCTGGCAGAAACGCAAAGCCCACGCCGTCGAAGTCGCGCAGCGCTGCAGCCTCCATGGCAGTGTCGTAGTCCACCAGATTGGCGCGATCGGATTCGTCGCCCTGCCCACCCTTGCGCGTTTCGCCGGTGGTGGCGTAGTAGGGAATCTTGCTGGGTTTTTTAGCGCCGTCCTTAGTCACAAACTTCCAGCACAGCCACTGGGGGCGGGCCATCAGGTCGGCTGGCAATAGGTCTTGCTGCGGTAGTGGTAGAGCGCTCATACAGCCCCCTTAATTGAGGCGTCGATGCGCGCAGTTGTGTGATTCATATTTCCCTCAGAGAATTCAGACGCAAAAAAATAGGGCGCAGCCGCGTCTGAGGTTTGGCCGCTCGTCACCGCAGGAGCTACCCGCGATCAAGCCCGAACAAATCATACCCGATTCTGCCCAGCCCCAAACTCCCGCATAAGCATCCGCAGCTTCGCTTCAGGAATAATTCGGGTCGGCGCCTTCAGGTGCCAAATTCTCACCGTGTTCGGCTTACAAAATAGCACGCGGCTAATGGTGCGCACCTTGTCGGCGTTGCTGCCAGGCAGTGCGTCATACAGCGCGTCGAACGCCTGTTTTCTTTCCGCTGGTGTCAATTTATTGCCCCTCATCGCGTGGGTCGGCCCCAAAGCCGCGCGATGGCAGGTTTTTGTAGTCCAGCGCGCCAGGCCGTACTGGGGTGTGCTGGGGCTCCGGTACATACGTGCCGCGCTCCCATAAGCTCATGGTGCGTGACGTGGCCGTGGTGGGGATGATCGCCGCCTTGGTGGGGCGGGCTTCGGGTTTAAATAATTCAGGTTGCATGGTTTTTAGGTTGGTTGGTTGTTTTCGGCCTCGCTGATAGCGCTGCGAAGCATGGAGTGCGCGGCCATGAGCTGGGCCGTCGCCGCCAGCACCTGCTCAGGCGTGGCAGCCGCAATATCGGCCACGATAGCATCCGCGATCTGGCGGAGGTCGTCGGTGTTCAGCATGTGGCCACCCCATAGGCGACGGCCAGCTTGGCGCGGTTGACGGCAAAGCGTGCCGCATCGTCGGCCAGCTTACCCAGCGCGGCGGCACGGGCTGCATCGTAGTGTGGGCTGGTCTCAAACAACACCACGCGGCCCATCTCGAAATAGTCGGTCGAGGCGTCCGTGTCGTTGAAGTATTCCTCCGGCAGCATGCGGCCGAGGTCGCGGTTGTAGTCCTTGGCGTAAATGGTCACGCACTTGCGGCCGTCCATGCGGTTGTCGAGGCTGTAAGACACGCGGGCCTTGAGTGTGCCGTTGGTGACGTTGAATTTGTTGAATTTGATCATTTAAGCCACCACCACTTCCACGACGGCTGTGCTGCCGATCAGCGATTCAAAGGTGAAGGTCTCAATGTTGTTGACCACAGCGGCGTGGGTCATATAGCAGGCCACACCAACAGCAAGGCTGCCGACCAGCTTGGCTGCTGCCTTGGCAGTTTCGGCGGTAATCACAGTCGTCCAGCCGATCTGTGCGTGTGTGATTTTGACTTGGTAAGTGTTCATTTTCAGCTCCTTGGTTTAGTTACATGGCGTCGCTGCCATGTGTTGAACTATAAACCAAGTATTTACATCGTAAACACAATTAAAACTATTGGGTTTGGCCGGCCAATAGCCTTAGCCTAATATGGCTGTGGCTTGCAGATTTTGCGCAGCATTTCGACTTCCGTGTCGCTGTAGCTGGCAGTGTTGAACAGAGCCGTCCACGCCTTCGAATTCTCGCGAAACGGCGTCGGCAGCCAGCCCACGCCAAGGTTAAAGCGCAGCCGGTAGGTCTTATCGGGGAATACGTACAGCCCGCAGCGCATGCCACAACGCTCGGCGTGCACCATGCCGATCAGGTCACCA